TCGTCGGTCCAACCAGCAATCTGAATGACAGCCGCTTCCAACGAAGTTTCGTTGAGGTCAGAAGCCGTCAAACGGTTGCTGTTGGTACCACCCGAAACAAGCGGATGCGAGGCCGAGAACAACGGCTGACCGTCACCGCCCGTGTAGGACGAGGAGAAGCCATTGTTAAGGACCGACGCCGCCTTGACCTGCTTCGTGTACGCCATCGCTCGGGCGAGCGCCTTGGTGTATCGCTTGGACAGCGAGTCGTACAGGTTGTCTTCAACCGCCTCTTCCGTGATGGAGAAGCCGAGAGCAATCGTCTCGTGGTTGTAACGAGCAGTCCACGCTTCCTGTGCGTTGTCATACGCAATGGCGGCACCTTCGTTCTTCACGGGGGCGGCGCTGAAACCAGAAAGCTTGGTCTCCTCTTCAAAGGAACGCTCGGAGGTCTCGGTATCGTAGATCTCCTTGTGCTCCTCACCATAGGACTTGTACTCAAGACCAAACAGGGCGTTCAAGCCCGGAAGGAGTTCCTTGAGTAATTGTGCACGTGAAATAGCCATGTTTTAGAACTCCTATTACAGGCCGGTCGGGTTGTTGTAAGCGTGACCGCCCTCAAGCGTACCGGAGTTCACATACGGAGCATTGAACTTCACGATAACTTCAGGATAGTAAACGGTGCCGCTGACATCAAACGCGGTGTCCGGAACAACGTCGATAATACGCAACGGAAGCGAATTGGTCGTGCTGGCCGAGGTCACGAGAACACCCTGCTGGGAGTCGTTCGTGGTCGTGTTCAGCGTGTTGGCGACAAGCGCCACGTTCAAACCAACGTCCGAGTACGTAAAGCCAGTCGAGGTCGAAACCACGAGCGAAGCAGTTACACCCGCCACTTGGAACAGGGTATCCGGGTCTTCAACCACGTACGCAGTGATATACGTACCGGCCTTAACCGAGGTGCCCGAAATCCAAGCCTGCGAGTAGGTCGGTTGACCCGTCACAGAGGACACAAACGTGCAACCCAAGAAAACACCGGCAAAACCGCGAACGGGAGCCGTGCTCTCTTCAGTCGTCACAACAACAGTGCCATCCGAAGCGAACTTCACCGGGTCGCCATAACCGATGCTACCAGCACCAGAGGCAATACGCCGTTGACGAGTCGCACCGGCAAACACCTGCCCACCGATCAGATTGATCGGCTTCAAGCCATACGGCTTGCTAACGGTAGGATAAGCCATTTGTTACTCCAAAAAAGAAAGTTATTTACCCTTACCAAACGTCGTGCTGGATTTGCGTTCATTGAACAGCGGCATCCGCTCGTCGTTCAGTCTCATGAAGTTATTGTCTACGGACTGGATCTGAGCCTTTGCTTGCTGGGCGTAATAATCATCACGCTGCTTCATTAGCTCTTCCGGTGCCTTACACAACAACAGGCCGCCAATCTCGATGTTTCCTTTAAATTTGGAAGTCGGATCGGCCATATGCATCAGTTCCGGATGATCTTCGGCCTTCACAGGCTCCCAACCTTCACGAAACTTTGCGGAGGTATTCGATGGGTCAGCAGTACCCATAATACTGGTCCGGATATATCGAAAGACCCAACCCGGCTGCGGATTTGGGGCCGGTAGCGTCTGAGGTGGGGTCCAAGTTTTTGTGCGCTGCGCGGATTCTCGACTTTCGAGTTCACGTGCGAGTCTGTTACCAGTCATTTTAGTTAGCCTCCAGTTTCATAAGTTCTTTTGCGTACTGCTCGTTGCTCAAGCCAAGTTTCTTAGCTAAGGCAACTTGAGTCGGTGTCAGACGGATCTGACGCGGCGCGGTACTCCGCGTAACTGGTGCAACCACATTGGCTGGTTTCGTGCGAGCGGGCTTCTCAGCCTCCCTCGTTTGAGTCGGCTCATCCTCGAAATAATCGGGGAATCGCTTCCTCATCGTCGCGTTAACTCGGTCGTAATAATCGTCGCTACGCGGATCGACTCCAGACCGGACCAATTTTTCGTGCAGTCCAAGTGCGAGGGCGGTCATCTCCTCGTCGGTGCCAAACCACGGATTCTTATCCTTCCACGCCTCGGCCTTGGGGTCGATAACGGGTTGAGGTGCCGGGGGCACTTGGTACTGTTGGATTTGTTGTACTACTGATTCTTCCTCTTGTAAAGAGGGGCGGAAGTTTTCGTACTGCTTAATTTTAAGCTTAGCTTCAGTCAGGGCTTCTTGGGCATCAGTGATTTTCTCGGCATCCCCTGACTCATAAGCCTGCTTCAAACGCTCCTTGGCCGTGGCCAGGTCATTATTAGCCGACTTAGTAACCTCATGGATGTAGGCTTTCTCGCCATTACCCAGCCGCTGCTTTAACTGGCGGATCTCTTGTTCACGCATCTGGGCAAAACGCAGAGCTTCCTCTTTCTCCCGCTCTGCTGCCTCTTTAGCGCGGCGCTCGTCGTGCCAGACTTTCTTCATCTGGGAGAGGCGCTTCTTAACCTTCTCGGAATACTCCTCAAGGTCATCCTTATCCAGTTCGTCCACTACATCCTTGGGTAGCGGCTTGCGACCTCGGTCCTGTGGTGGGGTATCATCCTCAATCTGAACCTCAAACTCAGGTTCTTTTTCGGCCTTCTCAGCCGGTGCTTCCTGCTCAATCTCGTCAGGAAATTTAAATTCTGTCTGCTCAGCCATGATTTACTCCTTATGCGCGACGGATTCCACGGGGGTCATCGACCACCGCTTCCACCGTGTCGTCGTTAATGATGCGGAACTCGCGTCCGTGAATGACAACTCTGGTGCCGGAATAGGGGCGGGTTAATACGAAATCGCCTTCTTTGCACCACGGACCAGTGGGGAACCGGTCTTTATCTGCATAGCAAAGATCGCCCATCTTGATGACGAACAGAACTACAGTAGTCTGCTCCTCAACACGCTTGGTATCGTCTGCTTTGATAATGCCCCCGTCGAACTCTTCCTCTACGTGCGGGACCGCACACAGAATTCGATAGCCTCGGGGTTCCGGCAGGAGTTTAGCTTTGGCCGCTTCTTCCTGTGTTTTCTCTACGTCAATACTGCTCATTCTTCATCCATCCTTTTTGCAAGGTCTTTGATGTAGCTAATAGCGAGGTCGAGACCCTGTAACGCCCCACATAGCCTTTTGTATTCGCCCTCACTCAGACTTCCTGTAGTGACGGTTGCAACTATCGTCATGCGCTCTTCTTGGATTTTTGATTCCAAGTATTCCAGAGCGTTTGAATAAGACATTTAGTCCTCCTTCTTTGGTTTCTCCAATCTTTGCTGTGCAGCTTGTCGCTGCATGTCTGCGGCATCTTGTGCTTTGCCGATCTCAAGTCCTAAGCGCACTCCTTCCATCTGCTGTTTAGCGGAGAGAGCGGCCTTGTCCTTCTGAATGTCCACACCAAGCCGTGCGGCCTCAAGCTGCTGACGGCCAGAGATTTCGGCTTTGCGAAGCTCCAACTCGTCTGCCTTGGCAGCGGCGTCCATGACATCTTTCTGCTGTTTGCGTTGGACCTCGGCCTGCTGGATCTGAGCATCCATCTGCATCTGCTGAGCTTTGGTCTGCGCCTGAAGCTGCTTGATCTGCAAGTCCATCATCTGCATCTGTACCAGCGGATCTTGTTGCTGCTGGGCGGCCTGCTGCATCTGCGCTTCGGCCTGATCCTTCTGAAGGACTCGTGCGGCAGCGGCTGCTGCCAACTGCGACAACTGCGCCTCGAACTCAGGCGGCAGGTCGTATTCTTCTCGGTCATCTTGCGGAAGCGGAGGCAAGGCTGCGCCAAGCTGCTTCTCGATCTCGCGGCGGTATTGGAACGCTACGTGCTCCATGATGTGAGCCTGCAACGCCGCCGTAATCTGCTGAGCCATCGGGTTCTGCCCAATGATCTGAGCCATCTTCGGATCTTGACCCAGCGCCGTATGCACAGCGATGTGGGCCTCGTGATCCTGATACATAAACGCTTTGACAGGTTTGCCCGTCATCACATCCATGTTCTCGGTAATCGGGTCGCGGGGTTTGGCATCCTGCGGCAACGGCACGATGCGATCCGCATTCTTCACACCCAACGTCTCGATCATCTGCCGGTGCAGGTATGGCAAGTCATAGAGTTGCGGTGCGGTCTGAGAAAGCTGGAGTACCGCTTGGTACTGCACAACCTTCTGCGACATCGTTGACGCATTTGGATCGCTAACCGGGATGACATCGACATCATCGTAGTCTTCCTTCTTCGCCTTGCGATCACCGACTTCTGGCTCGTAGCTATATTCGCCCGGTGTGTTGTCTCGGATGATGGCGGCGAGGAGTTTGAACTCCTGCTTCATCGCGTAGTACACGCGAGCCTGCACCGCAGTCATTACCTTGAGCACGCGCTCCAACACGGCAAGCGTCGTACCGACCGGAGCTTGCGAAGACATGTCCGAGATCTTTAAGTCCGACACCGCAGCAAAGCGGCGTCCTTCCTCAACGATTCGGTCCATCAACATGGACAATGTTTGGCTCGGCTCCTTGTACGGGAGCGGCAGGATATTGTCGCGGATCGCGCCTGACGGAATATCTACGTCTCGGAATTCACCCGGAGCGATTGGAGTATCGTCTCCCTTAATTCTAAGTCCTCTAGACTTGAGTCCTCCGGGGAGATTACTGAGGGTTCCC